GCTCTTTTTCAAACTTAGCTAAATCAGCCTCATTAACAAACTCTTGTATCTCGGGTAACGAATACACTTGATTAGCCCAAGATAAAAACAGTATAGCCTCACGTTCCAACACACCGGCGATATTTTTCAGCGGGATGTTCAACCGTTTCAAGGCGCCTTCTTTGGCCTGCATAACTTCACCCAATGTTTTACCGGTGATTTCACCCTGTAAAGTTGGCGATATCCCAGATATATCATCAATATCTACTTTAATCTGCGCAACCGCCTCCCAACCACGGTGATCGTAATCTATTTTTATTTGTTCCACATTAGTCCCCGCCAGTTTCTGCATAATAGTATTAGGGCTGATAGCTAAACTACCATCTCCTTGCGCCGGAGTTCCGGAATAAAATAACATCGGATATAATGCCATTGTCAACTGGTCAACAGTCATATTCTTCATTCGGTCATACATAACCTTGTTGTTTTTAATCAATTCGTATAACCCTATACCATACGGAGTTCGCGCATCTCGGTAAGTCCATAAAGTATGCCAACAGGATAACTCCCCGGTATCAAGTGGCAATGGTGAATATTCCAAAACTATATTCTGGTCTTCTACCCATTTAACATACAAATCTTTGTCTTTATTTTCGTAAAACAACACCGTGATCATATCATCACGTTTACCTAAAGAGCCATCACTGTCTTCATCTTCCTTATTAACGACGCCAAACTTAACAGCATTTATATTTTTAGAATATCTAAATTCTTGTAAAAACAAATCACGTGGATAATCTTTTTCGAAACACCAATCACGCATAGAATACGGATCGCCAATATTGGTATTGTCGTCTATCCAAGTCCGATAAGGATCAAGATTTTCACGGAAAATATCGTCAAATTCCACTATGGTTTTATCTTCATATTTATTATTGTTCGGATTTTTAAAATCAAGTTCAACCAATATCTTTTTCTCACGTTCTATCTTGCGTGGCACCGTGCGACCGATAGCCCAACCGTATTTAGCCAAATTCAAAGAAAACAGTTTAAGCACATTTCTTGCATTACCTACATCCCATCCTCGCTTCCAAATAGCCTCGGCTAACTTCTGTGTTTTTTCGTATTTTTCCAGAATTGACTTAAAGGTGGCTTCCGGATTCTGATCAAATAATATAGATAACGCTGTTTGTATTTTAACGTAGAGAGTTGGCTCAGAAATATCACTGCGCCAACTTGCTTTACTGGTATTATTAACATTGACCATCCTTGATCCCCTAAGGCCAGTTACCTCATCTTCTACGAATATTTTGTTTTCTTCTTTTTTATCGCTTAAATCCCTTGGCGTATATTCCCAATCAGCACGCCGCATAATTTCCTCAAAATCAGTTCCTTGACAAATATTCTTCTTACTATCTTTTAAAATAGCAACTCTAGTAATTAAATACTCTTTGATTTCTTCTTCGCGCTTATTGACTTTCTCGGCCTCCGGACTGATATACTCAACCAACAAATCCTTAGTATCGTATTTTTTGGTCATATATTATAGATAATCGTTTTGATTTATATTATTACTTTTTTTGCCGTATAACATCTCTAATCGCCGCTTAGTCAACTCCCGACCGGTCAACGGCACATCTTGTGGCCTTATATCCTCTACCTTAGCATTACCACGTATCATCAACGCTATGGCATACGCCATAACCTCATCATCATGTTCGCCGGCAATAGCCTGTGGTTTTCCGTTACTATCCCTCACAAAAGTTATACATTCACGTAGAAACCGTTCATTAGTCCAACAATTATTAACAGTATTTATGGTTTTAGCCAACTCGGCCAACATTAATGGACGTGTTCTGGAATCAGTTCTAAATCCAAGCTTTCGCTTCATCAGTTTAGCTACATCATCAAATTCTTCTCTGTAATACATATTGGGATATTCCAACTTGAACAATTCGGTATTAACCCATAGCCCGTCTTTATTGGCCTCAATGCCCATGTATGCCTTATTATACCAAATACCAATCTCATACGCAACCTTTGCAAACTCATCCGGCGGAACATTGCTTACATACGAAGCTACGTTTTTTAAGTTATTATTATCAATGACCTGTAACACCTGATAATCTCCGCCCTCTATACCCTCGGCAGTATCACCGCCAATGGTATATTGATGATATTTCATCGGCTGCTCCCAAACACGCAAACACCCCTTGTCTTTTTCGATAAACTTATAATCACCGTAATTCTCGTAAATATTACCAATACTTGGTTTCGCGCAATTAGCCAATAAAGACTGTAGTCGCTTCACATCGAAATACGGCGACCCCGAAGCAATAAACGCCTCTTCTGGTGTTGTCGGGTATTCCTGATTAAGTATATCCCAATCCTTATTGAGAGAAAGCCATTTGGTGTAATAATAGGTTATTTCGACATCAGACAATTTATGCAACAATTGATATTCCTTAAATTTATGGCCGGATTCCATCTCATCAGTCGGTATAATACGTGTAATTAACCCTATTTCTTCTTTGTCCCAAGTCCAATTGAAAAAAAACGCCTTAAATTCTAACGGCAATAATGTTCCCTTATTATTCCACGCGCTCCAAAACATTTTATAAAAATGCCCCCCCATACCCTCGGCAGTACTCTCAATATCAATTCTGCCGTCCGGCGGTATAGTAGGAATAGTCCCGGATATAACCTCATTAGCCCGCATTGGATACTTGGCGCAAAGTTTTCCGAACTCCGATAAATGCACACGATTGAATATCCCAGACCGGCCGGAATTACTAACAAGCACAGAACTGAACGTGCCATCGCCGAAATCAAACTTTAGTTTATTGGCGGAACTGGTATCAATCTTCCACAACGGTTTAAGTTGATCATTAACACATAACCAAGGGAACTCTATTTTTTTTTCGAATATTTCGATAGCGTCTTCCTTAGTATGGGCAATCAATAACCCCGAAAAGTTTTTTGTAAAAAGTGCGTCATCCAGCATGTCTATCCCCTCAAATGTAGTGAATCCCAATCGCCGGGATTTTAAAATGATATTCCGTGTGTGTTTATTATCCTCAAAATATTGTTGAGCGGTATTTTTTTTAAATTTTTTCTTGATTTGAAATTTATCAACTATCTTATAAAAATTATTTAACCGCCAATTTTTATCAAGCAATCTTTTGTCGGACATAATTAATAATTTATTCTTCACTCTCTATTTCATCAAGAATATTTGAGATTATAGTTAACTCGCCCCCAAGTTCTTTTTTATCAGTCATATCCGTAACATTCTTAGCGGTAAATATTGCAAACCCAGAATTATATAAACCATTCAACCCGTTCTCAATTAGAAACCATTTTCGTATTATCTTAGCCTTTTCCAAGGTGTCCGAAAAGTCTTTTTGGTATGAGGCGTGTTCGGGATTAACCCAATCATAAATAGTTGAACGACCTATATTGTATTTTTTAGCAAAATTGCGTAATGTGGGCAACCTATTAGCCACTAATTGATAACCCGTCCACGCCAAACCGCCATTTTTATTAAAATGAGGTATCTCTTTTTCGTAATAAGGATCCGCATCAAAAAAATCAATCAATTTATCGCACAACTTAGGTGTATATTTAGTTTGAGCGCCGATTTTTTTCTTATCTTTTTTTTCCCCCATATCTTTTTCACTGATTTATTAATCTTTGTCAATTCTTTGGAATTATCATAGCATAGTTCTGTAAAAAAGCAAATGCAACTTGCAAAAAATAAAAAAAAAAGCATACTATTAAAAAACAATTAAACCCCATTTCGCAACTTTTCAATTTTCAGCGAAATAAAAAAAAAGAAATTGCCAAGGGATATTACCGCGCAAACCCGACCAGCGGTAATACCGGAGGAACAGCTGACGATTGTCTGTCCGTGTAATAAGGCGTTGACCGCAATCTTAAGGGGCTTATACATAAAAAAGGTTGGCCACTTATTATAAATAAGTATGGTCGGGGAGAATTACAGGCGTCGCACAATATTACCTATTTCAACGCTAACATTACAAGAATTGCTTAAAACAGGCAATTTTTTTGTTTTTGCGGTTCGCTAACATTACGACAATTTTTGATAATTTAGGTGTCGCAGACAATTTTCGCAAGTAAAATAATGGCTAATTTAAAATAA